ACGCCGACACCGGCGCGGGTAACAGCGGTGCGGATCGTATCTGCCTGATGGGTCATCGTGACTCGATGGTTCTGGTTGAGCAAGTTGGTATCCGTTCGCAAACCCAATACAAACAGGAATATCTGGCTACGCTGTACACCGCCGATACCCTGTACGGTGTTAAGGCTATGCGTACGTCTGCCAGCTCTGGTGTGGCTACTTCTAGCTCCGCCTACGCTCTGGCTGTTCCGGCGTAATTAGTTGGAGGGGCTATCGAAAGGTAGCCCTTCCTTCTTTTGAGAGGGAAATATGGCTCTTTATAAATGTCTTCAAAGTGGCAATACTGTTGAGTTTGTTCTTCCCCACGATATTGAATCAATGAAAGGACACGCAGGTTATGTCCGTATTGATGAAGAAAAACAAGATCCGCAAGAAAGGGTGAATATCCCTTTTTTAGCCCCTAAAGTTAAAGTTGGCCGACCACGGAAATCAGGTTAATCATGGAAAATGGATTGTTTGGGTCTAAGTGTCCTATTGCTACTCAGGACGTAGAAATTAACCTTAAAAACAGGAATCATGCTTTTAAAGAGTATGGTTACGGCCCTGCAAATCCAAACGAGCCTAATGATGCGTTTTGGCTTAAAAAAGCCAAGATGTATAACACACCTACCGATCAAGTTAAGACTATGCGCTGTGGGAATTGCGCTGCTTTTATTCAAACCCCTGAGATGCTTGAATGTATTAAAAATGGCATGGAAGGTGATGAAAAAAGCCCTATGGAGTATGAAGAACAGGTCATTGAAACCGCTAAATTAGGTTACTGTGAACTGTTCCATTTCAAGTGCGCTGCCGACCGTACTTGCAATGCCTGGTTAGTCGGTGGCCCTATAACGAAAGGCAAATATGAAAGCAACGAAAGGTCAGAAGAAAGTAGCTAAAGTACTTCGTGAGTATAAGGCTGGAAGTCTACATTCTGGAAAGAAAGGCCCGATTGTTAAATCTAAGAAGCAAGCTGTAGCTATTGCTCTTTCTGAGGCTGGTATGGCTAGGAAAAAGAAATGAAGGGTCTTTACGCAAATATCCATGCCAAAAAAGCAAGGATTAAAGCCGGTAGTGGGGAAAAGATGCGTAAGCCTGGAACTAAAGGCGCTCCTACTGCCGCCGCTTTTAAAGCCGCTAAAAAGACAGCAAAACGAGGCCTCAAATGATTAAGCGTGGCAAAGAATCTTTCTCTGGATTTAACAAACCAAAGAGGACTCCAAATCACCCAACTAAAAGCCATGCTGTTTTAGCTAAATCTGGTGATACTGTTAAATTGATTCGTTTTGGTCAACAAGGTGTATCTGGCTCTCCTGCAAGACTTGGGGAGTCGGAAGCAGATAAAGCTAGGCGCAAATCGTTCAAAGCGAGACACGCAGAAAATATCGCAAAAGGTAAATTATCTGCTGCTTTTTGGGCCAATAAGGTTAAGTGGTGATTTCCTTTTGATTTATGGTATTCTCTGCAAAACCTCTAGGTGACAACCCGCATCGGGCCTCCTTACTGATATTTAAGGATTTCTGATGCGGGAACTTTCTGTAGGCGCAACCCCGACTGCTGGTTCTACCACGACACTGTACACGGTGCCGACGGGGTATCGTGCGCTATGGAATCTTTCTTATCTTCATAATACCAGCGGAACAACCAAACATATTACTTTATCTTGGTATGACTCTAGCGCATCTGCTACTTATGATATTTTAAGTCAGTACAACTTTAACTCCAAAGACTATCTAAAGTTTGATGGTGGAGCTTATGTTGTATTAGAAGAAGGCGATCAAGTAAAAGTTACCCCTGAATCTGGAAGTACTTTTACTGTGATTTTAACCTTCGTTGTTAAAGGAAATCAAAGAGAATGAGCAAAACATACTTACAAGCGGTTAATGATGTTCTGGTCAGGCTCCGTGAAGTCCAGGTATCTACCGTTACGCAAACGTCTTACTCTACTCTTATTGGTAGGTTTGTAAACGATGCGAAACGTCAAGTAGAAGACGCTTTTAATTGGAACGCATTATTTACCAATGTAACTGTAACTACTTCCGCTGGAGTTAGTTCATATTCTGTTACTGGTAGCGGTAATAAGTTCCGCGTATCCGATGCAATTAATGTAACGTCTCAAATCCCTCTGCAAAATATCTCATTTGCTGAGATGAACCGGTATTTGAGCTTTGGAACTCCAGCTCAGAATATCCCTGTTTATTATGCTTTTAACGGTGTAGACGGTAGTTACGACACAAAAGTAAACGTATTCCCTGTTCCTGACAATACTTACTCACTTAAATTCTCGCTGATTATCCCTCAAGCTGAACTGTCCTCAGATTCTACTGTTATTAAAGTAGCAGACGATCTTGTAATTCAAAACGCATATGCTAGGGCTTTAGTAGAACGTGGTGAGGATGGTGGACTTAACAGCTCTGAGGCTTACGCTCTTTATAGACAGATGCTGTCAGATTACATTGCTTTAGAAGCCACTCGTTATCCTGAATCTCAAGAGTTTATTGCTATCTAATGGCGCAACCACTTCAAATATTTGCTATCGCAGCACCAGGGTTCTTTGGATTAAATACCCAAGACTCTCCTTTAGACTTAGCTGCTGGTTTTGCTTTAAATGCGACGAATTGTATTATTGACCAATATGGCCGTATTGGATCTCGAAAAGGCTATGCAAAGGTAAACTCTAGTTCTGGTTCTTTAGGTTCTAACGAAGTTCAAGCATTACACGAACTTATTGAATCTGATGGTACGTCAACTGTTTTATTTGCTGCGAATAATAAGTTATTCAAACTTAACTCCAGTAATGCTGTAGTTGAACTTACTTACGGCGGCGGTGGTTCTGCCCCTACTATTACTGCGAATAACTGGAGTATTGCGACATTAAACAATATCGCATACTTCTTTCAGACAGGACATGACCCGTTAATTTATGATCCTGCTGTAAGTAATACAACGTATCGCAGAGTCTCTGAAAAGACCGGATATTCTGGTACTGTTCCCAGTGCGAATATCGCTTTAAGTGCTTACGGTAGATTATGGGTAGCTAATACCTCTACTAATAAGGTTACGCTTTCGTTCTCTGATCTTCTTGCTGGACACATTTGGGATACCGGAACCGCAGGAAGTCTTGATGTATCTAGGGTTTGGGGTGAGGGTGTTGATGAAATCCAAGCTCTTGCATCTCATAACGGATACTTGTTTATCTTTGGCAAGAATCAGATTCTTGTCTATAAAAACGCAACGACTCCTGCTGACTTGGTTATTGATGACGCAATCATAGGTACAGGATGTATCGCTAGAGACAGCGTTAAGTCTATTGGTACTGATGTGTTGTTTTTATCAAACACTGGTATTCGTTCTTTACTTAGAACTATTCAAGAGAAGTCACTTCCATTCCGCGATCTTTCCAAGAATGTGCGAAATGACTTGATGAATATCGTCTCAGGTGAAGATTTAACAAAGATTAAGTCTGTATTCTCTGAGAGAAACGCTTTTTATCTGATTACTTTACCTTCTGTAAAACAGATTTATTGCTTTGATACTAGAGGTCAATTACAAGACGGTTCCTCTAGGGTTACTGTTTGGAACTCTATCGACCCTAAAGCTCTTTACTCTAAAGCAAATGGCGATCTGTTATTAGGTAAAACTGGTTATGTAATGAAATACACCGGATACCAGGATGACGGTTCTTCATACAGGATGCAGTATTACACCAACTACGCAGATTTAGGTAACGTATCTCAAACATCTGTACTTAAAAGAATCTCCATTGTTGTTATTGGTGGAACTAATCAATACGTCACTTTTAAGTGGGCATTTGATTTAAGTAGTAATTACCTCTCAGATAACGCACAAATTCCAACCCAAGGTATTTCTGAATATGGTATTGCTGAATATGGTGCAAATGGATCACCTGTTGCGTATTACAGTAATGGACAACTTATTCAGACATTAACTGTATCTGGTACTGGAACCGGTAAATTAATTCAAACAGGTTACGAGTCAGATATTAACGGCGCTGCATTAAGTATTCAGAAGATCGAGATTCAGGCCAAGAACGGAAAACTTAGCTAGGAACAATCATGTCAAATTATGTAAAAAGCACGAATTTTGCAACAAAAGATTCTCTATCTGCTGGCGATGTTAATAAGATCGTCAAAGGTACTGAGATTGACACAGAATTCAATAATATTGCTACTGCTATATCTACAAAAGCAGACACGGCAAGCCCTACGTTTACCGGAACCGTAACGCTTCCTTCTGGTGCTGTTGGTGTTACTCAGTCTTACGGTGATAACGATACTTCTTTAGCTACAACTGCTTTCGTTCAGGCAGCTTTGCAAGCCTTGTATCCTGTTGGTTCTATTTATACAAACGCTACTAACGCAACAAACCCAGCAACTTTATTTGGATTTGGCACTTGGACGGCCTTTGGCGCTGGTCGCGTACCCGTTGGTTTTGACTCAACCAATGCGTTGTTTGACGCTGCTGAAGAAACGGGCGGTAGTGCTGATGCAATCATTGTCAGCCACACTCACACCGCAACTGTTACTGATGCAGGGCACTCGCACCAAGTCGATAGTGGTAATCAGCGCACTTTGCAAACAGGTGGGGTAGGTCTGTCAGATGATGGAACAGCAACAGCAAATGCAACAGGCACAAGTACAACTGGCATTAGCGTGGCAATCAGTACAACTGGTTCAAGTGGCACAAATGCTAATTATCAACCATACATTACTGTTTACATGTGGAAACGGACTGCTTGAAGATACCTGTAATTAAAACTGATTATTACATTATCTACACAGAAGACGTAAATGGTTTGTTATTTGTCCACATGGATGTATTTAAATGGACAAAAGATATAAAGAAAGAGTTTGTTAAAGATTGGAATGATTGGGCTGGAAAACAGAAACAAGATATATACGCAATGCCGTTTATAGACGATGAAAAGATGCACAAATGGTCTTTGATAACAGGTTTTAAGGTAGTTGAATTTTGCAAATGTTTAGATGGAATAACTAGAAAGCTGTATCTCTGGAGAGAAAATTATGGGTGATATTGTCGGCCCCGTCTTGGGGTTTATGGGAGCAAAAGAGCAAGCATCTGCCGCTAGGGATGCAGCCGCTACTTCTGCTGCTGCTCAAACTGAAGCCGCAAGGATTGCCGCTGAAGAAGCGCGGTTCCGACCTATCGGAATCACGACTAGGTTCGGTCAATCCCAATTTGGGTACGATCCCACGACTGGTCGAGTATCCTCTGCCGGATATACAGTATCTCCAGAGCTTAAAGCCTACCAAGACAGGATTATGGCCCTTACTGGTCAAGGTCTTGGATTTGCTGAACAAGCCCCTGGTCTTTACGCCCCCTTACAAACAGCCGCTACTGGACTGTTTGGATTAGGCCAAAAGTATCTCGCAGAATCTCCTGAACAAGCTGCCGCTAGGTATATTGCACAGCAACAAGAGCTTTTAGCGCCTTCCAGAGAGCGCCAATTTGCTCAACTGCAAAACCGGTTATTCCAGACTGGTCGGGGTGGATTAGCCGTAGGCGGCACTTCTGCCCGTCCTAGTGGGGCAGCAGGTCTTGGCGCGGCCTCTCCTGAGATGGAAGCCTACTATAACGCTTTAGCTCAACAAGACGCTCAGTTAGCCGCCCAAGCCATGCAAGCCGGTCAGCAACAGACTGCGTTTGGTGCTGGACTTTTTGGAACTGGTGCTGGTCTTTTAGGTGGTTATGGTCAAGGTCTGACTGGTGCTTATGCTCCGTTTACGACTGGTCTTGGAACTGCTGGTTCTATCGAAGCTCTTGGTATGGAACCGCTTACGATTGGTTCTGCGTTAGGTGGGAAAATTGCAAGTCCTACTGCCGCAGAAGCCTTGTTAAGGGGTGGTTTAGGTGCAGCACAAACATTGCAATCAGGACAGGGTATCAGCCCGACTGGTTTAAGCCTTTTAGGTTTGCAGCGTAAGGCTGAACAAACTAATTTTGGTGGAATTCCTAGTTTTGGTCAGCTTGGTAATTTGGCTTATAACTACTTTTCTGGCGCAATGACTCCGCCTACCTCTTATGAACAGGAAGCCGGTCAATTTGAAGGCGGATCTGCTTTCAGTAGGCTTTAATAAGAAATCATATAGGTGACATATGGCACAAGACTCAATCATAAGCGGTTTATTCGGTCTTACTCCTGAGATGTATAAGCGTTCTCAGGCTGAAGAAGATCAAGCGAAAGCAATAGAGTTTGCTCGACTCAGTCCTTTACAACAAGCGTCTGCTGGATTCTATTCCGCTGGCATGGGTCTTGGTCGCGGGATTGGCACTTTGTTAGGTGCTGAAGACCCGCAGTTACAGATGATTGCTCAACAGCAGCAGATTCTTAAAAATGTTGACATGAATGATCCTGAGTCTATGGCTCAAGCAGCAAGAGTTGCCTCGGCTTCTGGTAACGCTCGTCTTGCGGCTGCATTAGCTGAAAGGTCTAATGCAATGCTTTCAAACATTGCTCAACGAAGGGCATCTGAAGCACAAACATCTTTGGCTGCTGGTAGGTTGACAACATTAGAACAGCAGCAACAAAAGGAAGACCAATTACAAAAAGCATTAGCTGACTTACCGGCAGATGCTTCAGATCAGCAATTACAGAATGTTTTGCGTAGATTTGGTGATTCTAAAACAGTTCTTCAGTCTTTAGAGCGTAAATCTCAAATGCAATTACAGACAGAGGCCCGCGCAGAACTTGAGCGAGAAAGAGCGCAACGCAGAGAAGAAGAAAAAGCAAAAGACAGGGAGTTTAAACTTTTGCTTGCTTCCCTAGCTTCGCAACAAAGAAACGCAACAACAGACCTACAAAGACAGATATTGCAGGGCAAAATAGACGATGCTCAAGCTAAACGAGATGAAAAGATTGAAAAACAATTAGCTTCCGCTGAAGGCGTGGCTTCTGGTACGCAAGTTGTTCTCACAAAAATTGATGAGGCAGAAAAATTATTAGGACGAACAACTACTGGTGTAGGAAGTTATCTATCTGTTATCCCTGGCTCAGATGCTAGAGCATTATCATCAGCATTAGCAACCATTAAGGCAAGACTTGGCTTCGATCAGTTACAGCAAATGCGTAATGCAAGTCCAACAGGTGGAGCACTTGGTCAGGTTGCAGTAAAAGAGCTTGAGGCACTTCAGGCCGCTCTTGCTTCTTTAGATCAGGGTCTGGATCAAAAAACATTAAAAAACAATTTGGAGCAAATTAAAACTTCTTATACTAACTGGCGTGATGCGGCTCTTGGGAAAGTTGGAAAAAAATCAGAACGCGAATCTCCTGCTCCCCAGACTTCCACAGCTACACAACCAAAGCCAACCAAGAGATTCAATCCAGAAACTGGAAGACTTGAGGACATTTAATCATGCCGCAATACATTCAAGTTGGTAATGATGTTGTAGAGTTTCCAGATAGCATGTCGGAAGCGCAGATAACCGCTGCCTTAATGAAATCCACTCCGACTACTCAACAACAAGAAGATACTTCTGCCGTGACAGGAAGAATACTTGCTCGTCGTAGGCAAATAACTCCAGAAGAACGTGCCGCAGAAAACTTAGCAATTAGACAAAATGTAACAATACCATTGTTGCAAACTGGTATTGGCATTGCTGCCGCCCCAGCCTTAGGCGCGGCCGCTGGACTTTTTGGTGCTACTAGAGCACTTGCTCCAATTCTTTCTAGCGCAGGTTTTGCTGGGCGAGGCGCGGCTACTCCTACCGCTGCTCAACGATTGTTTGGTGGCGGTGTTACCGGTGCTGTTGGCGCTGCTGCTGGAGAAGTTATTAGTCCTGAAGAAAAAGAATTTACGGAAGCGACAACTACTGGAGCAGCAATAGGTGCGGCCATTCCTGGTGTTGCGGCTCCTGTTGTAAAGGGATTAGCAAAAGGAACCGGCTGGTTATACGACGCAATTTCAGGAAAACTTGGCGAAGTAAAAGCAGCGAAGATTGCGCGTGATGTTGCTGGCGGGGATATTAACGCTATTAAAGCCGCAAATCTTGCTGCATCGCAGGGTGAAACTGCCGGTCAAGCTGCCGCAGGAATTGACAATTCTGCATGGCAAGCATTAGATAATCTTGCAAGAACCTCAAATACTGGTAGTTGGTGGACTAGAAGGCTTGCTGTTCAAGATGCCGAAGTTACTAGCGCATTAAACCGGTTGGCTGGTGGAACAAATGTTACAGAATCACGCGCAGTTCAAGAATCATCAAAAAAAGCACTAAATGCGATTACTACTCCAATGCGAGAAGAAGAATTAGCAAAAGCTGGTATTGCAGGGAAAGTATTGCCTGGTCTTGAAGGTGAATATGCCGCATATGCAGGTGCAGCAGCCGCTAATGTAGACGATGTTAGAAGGCTCTCTGATTTATCTCAAAGGGCTGAGTTTTGGGCAAAAAATTGGGGTAGAGGTGAAATTGGTGGAACCTCAACTGCTTTGGGATTGCCAAGAACACCATCTAGGTATGGATATCCTGAAAACTTAGTAAATCTTGCAGAACAAAAAGCCGTTAAATCAGCAGAAGAATCTTTGCGTTTTGGTGAAATGGCGCGTGATGTTCAACAAAGGATTAAAAATTTATCAGATGCTGGTTTTAATCCATTAAAAACCGATGATTTAATATCAAAATTAAGCTCTAAATTAGCTGATCCAGATATTGCAACTAATAGAGATGCTGCTGGCGCAATTAAACGAGTTAATGAAATGCTTTCTGCGTGGACAGATCGTTTTGGAAACATAACGCCAGAAGCACTTTATGCAATTCGTAAAAATGGTGTTTCTGGAGCAATAGCAGAATTAAATCCTGGTATGGCAGATAACGTCAGAAAAGACCTTGCAGCAAAGGTTTTGAAAGACATAAAACCGTTAATTGATAACGCCATAATTGATGCTGGTGGTTCTAATTGGGGAAATTATCTCAAGACTTTTGAAAATGGCATGAAAGCTATTGAACAAAAACAAATGGCTGACTATGCGCGTAATTTATATGTAAGTGGAGATAAAAAAGGATTTGTTGATCTAGTAAAAGGAAATAATCCTAGCGCCGTTGAGGATATTTTTGGGCCAGGACGATATGACTTTATTAAAGAAATGGGTGGTCAACGACCAAAAAGTTCTGCATTGGAATTTTTAAAACTTGCAGACGGTGTCGAAAAAGACCTTAGAGTTTCTGTTTTAGCCAAGATGGGCGGTAAGCCGCTGGCCGATATTTTTGCAGAAAATCAATCTAAATTGTTAGGAATTCCTGTTCCTCCGTTATTAAGTCGTCCGATAACGATATTGCGCGAAGGAATGAAAGAGTTTGAAGGAAAGGTAAATAAATCGACTTATAAGGCTTTAGAAAACGCAATGCAATCAGGTAAGTCTGCAAATGAATTGCTTTCTATTTTGCCTACCTCAGAAAGAAGTAAAGTATTAAATATTCTTAGCACCAGTGAGGCATGGAATCCTGCTGTTCAAAGGGCATTGCCAGCGGCTGCAATTTCATCTGCAGAGGAATAATTATGGGCGAACCAATATCAACAATCGGCAGTAGTTTATCCGCAGGTAAAGCACTCACCGGAATCGCAGGATTCTTTGGTGGTTTATCTATCTCGTTTTTTTGGCAACCTAAGAAACTTCATCAACATGGCAAACTTGCTGCTGGAGCAATTATCGGTGGCATTGCTGTGGCTGCTGCGTTTGCTTTAGGTGGTGTGGTAGCCAAGCAACTAGGGGTAGATATAAATGAAGCGGATACTGCTTTGGGTATTGGTTATTGTATCGGTGTTCTGTCTGTCGGTGTTATATCACTCGTCGCAAACTTCTTCGACAAAAGAGAAAACCAAGACATTTTACAAGTAGCGAATGAACTCAGAGGTAAGGCTAAAGTTAAAAGGCCGCGCAAATGAGTTCTACCGCTTTATTTTACTTAGTCACGTTTATTGATCTTACAGCAGCAGTAATTATATTTTGTGGTGCGTTGTCTGAGAGGATGCGCCTATATCCTGCTTGGCATAAGGTGGGTTTAATTGTTGCTGTTGTGGGTCTTGTTTGTCAGGCTTTTAGGAATGTCCAGTTTATTCATACAGGCGTGTCTCCTAGTGACGCTGACGCTCCTTTGTGGATTCTTAAAGACTTAGGTATCGCAATAATCGCGTATTGTTATTTATATCTCGGAATCAAAGCGAGTATTACCAAACCTGTGAAACGCAAGAAAACGGTTAAATAATGGATACTTTTGAGGTTCTTACTAAAGGCTGGCCGATACTCCTTGCAATTATTACGTTGATTATTGTCCTTGCAAAACTTGATTTGCGAGTCGCAGTCTTAGAGGAAAAGATTAAAACACTATTTGAATTGTTTAACAAACGAGATAAACAATGATTACCTTAATTTCGACTCTTACATCTTTCTTAGCCGGTGGACTTCCTAAACTGTTGGATTTCTTCCAGGATAAGTCCGATAAGAAGCATGAATTAGCTCTAGCTCAAATTCAGAGGGAGAAAGAGTTAGAAGCAATGAAATTAGGCTTCTTGTCTCAACAGAAAGTAGAGGAAATCAGGACTGACCAGATCGCCCTACAGACAGCGGTTCAAGAGCGCGAGTCTCTTTACAAGCACGACATTGACATCAGTAAAGGTGCGAGTCAGTGGGTTGTCAACGCTAGGGCTATGGTTCGCCCAGCTATTACCTACGGTTTGTTTATCTTATTTTGTTTTGTAGAAGTCGCTGGGTTTGTCTACGCCTGGAAGATGGGCGCAGAATTCACCGTAATGTTAGATCAACTCTGGGATGACGAAACCCAGTTAATCTGGTCTTCCGTGGTGGCTTTTTGGTTTGGAACCCAAGCGTTTGGTAAGAAATGAACGTAAGCCCTGAAGCCATTAGGGTTATTAAGCATCACGAAGGCATAAAGTTAAAACCTTACCGTTGTCCTGCCTTACTTTGGACTGTTGGCGTAGGCCACGTAATAGACCAGTCTCATATATCCGTCAAATTCGAGGATAGGAAGGCTCTGGCGATACCGGAAGGTTGGGATAGGGTGCTGACCCCAGATGAAGTGGACAAGCTG